CCCCCCATATATACGCTTATCAAGGAAAGTTGACGGGGCTCCGAAGGGAGTTATCCACAGGGGAAGGTGGTTATCCACAGGCTTATCCACAGGGGGAAATGGTGTGGAAAGGCTTGACACGACCATTCCATTCGTGTACCGTGAGGTGTATGAACACACACCACCTACACACCACCTACCACCCAACCACTCACCCTCGCCTTACCAACGCAAGGTGGGAAGCAACACCACAGCACGCTCGTCGTGTAGCCATTCGTCGTCGTCGTTTCGTCGTGAAGGCAACGCTCGTCGTCGCACTCGCATTCGCATTCGCATTCGCAACGAGCAAAGCGATTGACAACAAGTACGCATACTCGTGTCCGTCAATGAGCGTGACAGTAGTGAGTGGTGACACGCTGAGCGAAATCACTGAAAGGTACTGCGATGGTCACGCACTACAAGCATCGTGGGACATCGCAAACGAACGAGGCTCGTCACTCGTTCAGGTCGGCGACATCATCACGCTCGGCAAGTAAGAGAGGTATGCTCAGACTATGACGACACACACAGACACGCACGACAAGTTCAGACAGTGCCCTCGTTGTGACGGTTTCATTCCGAACAACGACACACCAGGGGCATACCCCGGAGCTATCTCACGACTAGACAACACGACCGAGGTGTGCTCGTCGTGTGGCACGGAGGAGGCAGTGGAGCAGTGGCAGGGGCGACTAGTCGATTGGCGTATCAGCAAGTGAGCGACGCAGGCGACACGGGTATCTCACACGAACCACACACACCCACACCACTACTCATTGACTTCACAACCGAAACAGACACGACGCTCAACGCACTAGGAGCAGGCGTCGATGGAGGCGTACGGGTATCCATTGGTTGGCGACGCACTCGTAGTGGTGACGCACCTGTATCAGTGACCATTTCGCTATTGGATACTGATACATCAGGTACACGCTCACGCACACGTGAACTCAATGGAAAGATACTTCGCTCACTCAACTTCGGCACGCTCATTCGTTCAGTGCGACGCAGTAGGTACACACCACCTACTACAACAGTAGAGAGAGTGGAGATACCTCGTCATCAAGGTTCGCAGACAACAGTAGAGATGCTCGCATACATAGCGTCTCTCTATCGTGAAGCATACGCACTAGGCGTTCCCATACAGGCATACATAGCACAGGAGACAGGTCGACCACTATCGACAGCATCGAAACTCATTATGCGAGCACGCAAGCAAGGACTACTAGGTCACGCAGTAACAGGCAGGCCTGGTGAGACAGACCTATGACACACGATGAACACGATGACACAGTACGTATTGTTACAGTAGAACTCACAGTAGAGGAAGCTGAAACACTAGAAGCATTACTCAAAAGTCAAATAAGTGTAGTAAGTAGACGCATTCGTGAAGGACGACAGAAGCGTGACGCAAAGTTCATAGCGTCTAGGTCTACGCTCACTAAGGTAAGCGACGCACTCACTTCTTACAAAGCAGATGAAATCATTAGTGGAAGTATCAACGACACTATGTTGCGTCTCGTTGTAGAAATGTGGTCAGACGACAGCGTGGTGCTTGACGAAGAAGATGACGACATTCCTAGTGAGTGACACGCAAGTGCCACGGGTATGCCACGGGTATCGTATGCGATACGCCTACATTACGTATTGTTAGAGATACCACCACACAAGTATTGGTATCCATACGCACCACGCAACGATTAGTACCTTTCCCCACATACGCACTATCCCCAATAACGAAAGAACCCCACCTGCTGTCTCAGGGGGTGAGACACAACAGATGGGGCTTTCGTCACTGCGTCACACCTAAGCGACGCCATAGAACTATCAGAATGGTTCGTCGTCAGGAGCACCGGTATTTGCCATCGCAGGACGACGACGCTGACCACCTGACTGCTGACCACCACGGGTATTGCTGTTGCCACCCTCGTTGTCTTGACGCTTACGACGCTCAATGCTTTCGAGCGAAAGGCTGTTCACTGCGATTGTGTCAGCAACGAACTCAACGGTAGAACGCTTGTTGCCTTCCTTGTCCTCGTACGAACGCTGTTCCCATCGTCCAGTGACGACCGCACCAACTCCCTTTTCGAGAACTCGTGCTCCTGCCTCTGCGATGTATCGCCAAGCAACGATGTTGAAGTAGGAAACTTTCTCCTGCTTTTCACCAGCGTTGTCGTACCACACGTAGTTACACGCAATGGAAAATCCGAGGCGTGCCTGACCACTCGTAGTGAAGGTCAGTTCGGGGTCTTGGGTCACATTCCCTATGAGGGTTCCGTAACTGTTGTTCATCTGTCTCTCTCCTTGTTTGGGGTAGAAACTCAACCTACCACCTATTTGCGAACATCGCAACACGGGTTACCCACGGGTAGTGATTACGCCCCAGTGTTACGCGCGTACCCAGTTATCACGGGATAGGGTACGGGCCTATGGCACAAACACCAGACACAATGACAGCAGAACAGAAAGAGGCGTTCCTTCGCCTAGTCGAGGAAGTGGGTAGTGGTTTCTATTACTTCCTGTTTGACGAGGAGACGATGGACGAGGAGGAAGGCGAGGAACTCGGTATTGACTGTGCCGAGATGGCGTATCAGGTATGTGCGGCGATGAACGCCGAAATCCTGGAAGTCACGTCGCCATCTGAGTTTGTTGTGAAGTTCTCTATGCCCGAGAACATCAACGACCATTTGAGCGAAAAGTTCTTTTAGAAACCCTCCTTAGAGGTTGCCAGACCCCAGCTGATACGCTAGGGTACGGGGTGGTACGAAATACACCATTCCATTTATGGTAGTATTTAGAACCACCTCATAGCCCACTATTACTTAGGGCAGTCCGTATCCGCCGAGGCTTGGAGCCAACTTGACGCAAAGACACCACACCCTTATTCCCGCATTCCTTATTGTCATCGCCACCTTCGGGTGGGGTACGACACAGGCAAAGGGAGAGGAGGTGGTGAGCCCAACGGCAGAGACAGTCGTTTCCACGACGGTCGCACCATCGGGTGGTGTTCATACAGAGGGAGCGCCGGCACTAGTCGTCGTTACACCCGCTCTTATCCGTAGTCAGGCGGTCAAGCGTGAACACGCACTACCGACTAACTCTTTTTGGGACGAGTTGGCACAGTGCGAAACGGCACAAGACTGGCAGAACGGCGGTCGCTGGGCGGGCGGTCTTGGGATTATGACGAGTAGCAGTTTCCCGAAAGCATCTATGGGTACTTGGGAACGGTTCGGTGGCGAAGAGTTCGCACCGTCGCCCGACAAAGCAACACGGGCAGAACAAATAGAGATTGCTAACCGTATTGCCGTCAAGGGTTGGACAACGGTTCACCATCGTGACAAAGACTGGGCGAGACGACAGGGCATACCGGCAGTGTGGAACTTCGTCCAACGTCCTGTCGGGCTTACTGGATGGGGTTGTTACAAGTCACAATCCACTGGCAAGTACCGAATGGATAAACCGAAAATGTTCTACTACGAGAACCATAGGCTTGTTCCTACGTTTCAGTTCTCGTGGAACGAAAAGAGCCACGCAGTTCACGACCTACAAGTATTCTTGGGTAATGTAAAAGTAGACAGCGTGTACGGAGCAAAGACGAGAAGCGCACACATTTCCTACCTTCGTAAGCACAAGCTTTCCCGTGATGGTGTGCCGAGTAAACCGAGCAAGAAAGTATCGAAACCAACTACGGGTTCCGTATCAGCACAGTCGGTCGGTCAAGTGGTAAAGCGTTGCCCCCAATGGGAGAAAGCACTACGAATGCACGACCTGCCCGTTCGTGAGTTCTCATACATTATGTGGCGTGAGAGCCGTTGCCAGCCGAAAGTAATCGGGTGGAACTACAAGTCGGGCACAGGACATTGGAGTTGCAAGCGAGCACCAGCAAACATTTACAAGAAGTGTCACGCCGTCAAGTCGTACGACAGCGGACTTCTACAAATAAACAGTTCGTGGAAAACAGTAACAGCCCAGGTGTGTAAGTCGAAGTGGGGCGACCTAACAGTGTTGCTCACTGTGGACTGTAATCTCAAAGTCGCTTCGTACCTTTACACCGAGGGCGGTGGCATCGGGAACTGGGCAGCGACAAGCGGTCGCAGTTAGATGTGGCCAGCGTCGATTGCTACGCAGTGGTCTTCAAGCATCTGTTGATGACGAGCCTCTTGATAAAGACTTAGTGCTTTACGCAGTTCAATCTGCTTGTACCCCTGTATGACGAGCACTGTTTCGTCGTATTCCTCTATCTCAGAGATGAGTAAAGAGCCAACTAACGTGTCTGCTATTTCTTTCCATTTATCCATACAGACACATTACAACTATTTGCGGAGAGAGAGGGATTCGAACCCCCGATGGGCTACAAACCCACGCCTGTTTTCAAGACAGGTGCTTTCAACCACTCAGCCATCTCTCCTGTTGCTACCCTCACACGGCGATTAGATTTTACACATTACACAACGCCTGTTCTTTCATTCACGCAGGAATGTATACCCATTCTTAGAGCCCAGAGTGGGGATTGAACCCACGACCTACCGCTTACAAGGCGGTTGCTCTGCCACTGAGCTATCCAGGCGGAGTGTTGCTAAAGCAACGCATAGTCGGCTATCATTCGTTTCAGATAAATCTATCAGAAACACGAGGAGGAGGCACACGATGTCTCACGATTTGGAGATGGACGCAAAAGGCGTAGCGAGAATGGCTTATGCCGATAGGGAAATCCCCTGGCACCGCCTGGGAACGCCGATGAAAGGTCTACAAACAGCTGAGGCTATGTTGAAAGCGGCACAAGCCGATTTCGACGTGGTGACAACAAATGTGGCTGCCGTAGACGCAGACGGAAACTTTATTCGCAACCCTGACGGAACCCCAGTTCTCGTTCGTGATAGCCGTGCGACCGTGCGGGTCAATCCCGACGGCTCATTTGATGGTTTGGCGACAGTTGGTACACGGTATGTAGTCCAACAGAACAGAGAGTGTCTCGACTACGCCCTCGCAATCGTCGGGGCTTCCAAGGGTGACGCAGTGGTAGATACCGCTGGCGTTCTTGACGGGGGACGAGAGTTCTTTTCTTCGCTCGACCTCGGTGCGTTGATTATCGACCCGAAGGGCATCAATGACAAAATCGAGCGATACCTATTAGTCCGCAACGGTCATAACGGCAAGACGGCTATCACTTTCGCAAACACAAGCATTCGTGCCGTCTGTAAAAACACTGTCGTGGCAGGAATAAACAGCGCACAACGAGTATTCACCGCTCGTCATACACGAAATGCGGAATATGCGATGGAAGAAGCACAGAATGTTCTCAACATATCGACCGAATGGGCTAAGGGGTTTACCGATGCCGCCGAAAAAATGCTCGCCGTTTCTATGCCCGCCGGAACAACACGCTTTGATTACTTCATCAAAAGTATGTTTCCGGAGAAACCCCAAGAGACAGACCGCCAGAGACGGAATAGGGAAAACAACGTAGCAATAGTTCGCGCTCTCTATTCAAACGAACGCAACGGTGAGGGCTACGGGTACAACGGCTGGTCTGCCTACAACGCATACGTCGAATACCTTGACCATTACCGTGAAGCGGGGGCGACAGAAAGAGCAATGGCTTCTATGGACGCAAACTCCTCCACTACGCAAAAGAAACTGAAAGCACAAGATTTCATACTTTCGTTTGCTTGACGGTTATTGTCGCTTTATCGGGTTATCATTATGGTTGCCGACATTCGCACAAGGACGGGGGCAACCAAATGGACTATGACGACGATTTTTACGACGGGCCGCCGAACAGTCCTGACGAAATGGCGATTTGGCTGAGCGAGTTTATGACAGCCGCCGACAGTGCAGCCGAAGTGTACCGAAACCACGTTGTTACGCTAATCGCTAACAAGGTTTATTCCGACTTTGGATACGAAGGCTTTTGCGAGTTGATGGTCGCTATGGATAAGAAGGCTGGCTGGATTTCCGACATCATTATCGAGAACTCAGACCTTGACGACATTATGTTCAAAAAGTATGGAACATACGACCACCGAGTAATACACAGAGCTCGTGGTACTGATGCAATTCAGGAACTCAACCAAAAAATCTGGCGTTTACGTCGCAAGTACGCCAAAGCGATAGTGGACGAGCTGATGGCTGAGAAAGAAGATTTAGAAGGCGAAACTCCGACTTCCTAAATACCCATTAGGTCAAGTATCAACTTGATAGCACCGTCGTTATCGTCTGTGATAACTCCGTCTACCGCTGCGTTCACAACGCTACGCTTCCTCTCGATAAGGTCATAAATCTCCTCATCTATTGTTCCCTCCGTCAGTGCGTAAGTGACGGTCACACTGCCCTTCTGTCCCAATCTATGTAGGCGTGAAAAAGTTTGGTCTAGGTCAGCGGGCGTCCAGGGTAGTTCCACGAACAGAATGTCTTGTGCTGCCGTCAAAGTGTGTCCGGTCTTGGCTGCCTGTATCGATAGGACGATGACGGGTGCGTCCTCTACGGGTAGTTCTTGAAACTTCTTCTTTTGTTGCTCTACTTCGGCAACGTCCATACCACCCTGTATTCGTAGGTTTCCAAACTTTCTTGCTAAATCATCAACAATGTCTCTGTGGTGGGCAGCGATTACCACTTTCTTGCCGTCATCTATTCGCGATTGGACCCACTCCTCGATGCTCGCCATTTTAGCTTTTGCCGATAGACGACGTAGAACTGATAGTCGCACGAGCGTTTCGTTGCTTTCTGCTTTTATTCGTGCGATAACCGCAGCGGAGCGTGGTGACTGCCCAAGTTCTTCGGCTAGCTCCTTCGCCCTCTGTACGAGGTAATCAACTATGTCTTTCTCTGCTTTGCGATACTCGTTCATAGCCGTGGCATTACCCTCGACGAGAATAGGGCTGTGAATGACTGGCGGGAGCTCGGACAAAACTTGGTCTTTTGTTCTCCGTATGTAGCAGGTGCCACGAAGCCTGTCATTGAGTTCGTCCAAATGCGAATGCCCACTAATGTTCCACTGCCCATAGCTATCTTGAAATGCGTTACAGTACCGACGATAAAAACCCCACAAACCACCGAACTCTTTGAGTTGTCCGAGTATCTCTAACTGTGATGCGTACTCGGCTGGGCGGTTAGTAACGGGCGTACCGGTTAGACAGAGTACTAGACCGTCCTTTGGTGCGCTCTTGGCTATCTTTTGTGCTGATTTGGTTCTTTTTGCTGTTGTCGTCTTACAGTAATGACTTTCATCGAACACATACGACCTATGTTTTGACAGTTGCTTTTCCCATTTAGAAAGATTGCTGTACCCAACAACAATCACGTCGTATGTGCCTTCATCAGGCATTTCCTTGGCACCAGGGCGTATTACTTCTACTCTTCGTTCGGGAAGCCAGCGATTGTATTCGGCCTTCCAGTTGAGTACGAGGCTCGGTGGACAAACAACAACAGCGGGATAACTGTCCCACACATACTCGATAGTGGCTATTGCTTGTAATGTCTTACCTAATCCCATTTCGTCGGCTATGAATGCTCTCTTGGCATTCGATGCGTAGGCAACGCCAGCCCTCTGGTAAGGGAGCAAGTCCGCCCTCAAACTTGGTATGGAAATCTCTGCGTCGGTCGAGCGGGAAGCCTCAATGAGTTTTCCTACTTCCTTTTTGGCTAATTCCGAGTAAATGCGAATATCGGCATCTACATCTATCGAAAACTTCTCCGCCCAAGCGATTACCTCTGACACCGAAGACTTCGGTGCTCTCCACGCTTTCTTTGCCGAGTTCCACGTGATTCCAGGAACTTGCTTGACGGCCTTGATAATCACACGCTCGTACGGGAACTCTAAATACAACCAGTCTCCCTCCATCGATACCTGTCGCCCGGTTCTTTTTTTGGGAACGGAAAATGTGAGAACTTCGTTTTCTACGACAAATCCGTGACCCACTGCGAATATTCGAGCA